TTCTCCCATTCCGCTTGCCGTTGGCTTTTTTCTGCCCCTTTTTCTTCTTGTGTGAAGTCATCCTTCCCTGACCTTTTCACATCCATCGTTGCAACAACCGTTGACCCTTTCTTCTCTTCAACACCTCCCACCCTCCCCTCTACCGTCACTGAATGTGTATATGAGAAGTACCATATCCCTTCATGGATGCCGCTTTTAGTCCTTTCTGGGATCAATCGCATCCGTTTCGTTCGCCATCACCTCACCCGAGACATCGTTCGAGAAAGCTCCGAGAGAGTTTATATTCCAACTGAAGTTATCTCTCAGACCATGGTCTGTGGGATCCCAAACGTCTTTGATCGCAAGGCAGTTAAGAATCTGGCTCAGCGTTTTCTAGTTCTCTATCGATATTTTTTCAAGACACAAGCTTCGTTGGATCGTTCCCCTACTCCTGCCATGCTGAATGCTGCCATTCAGCACATTTGTTTTTCTCGGGAGAGGCAGGACTATTGGTTCCCCCTGGTTTTGGACCTCGGGGCCATTCAAATTGAGGAGGCGGACACTTCATCCTTCTTTTATGTGCTTTTTTACCTTCTGTTGTGTGTTTGTGTGTCTGTGTCCATTTTGTTATTTCTCCCTCTTTTCTTCTTATTCTTTCTAGTTCCTGGTTCGGTTTTGATTTTGGCGTTTCCCTGCTTTCGGTGGTACCGTATGCGGAAGTTGGCTTCTTCCGCATCGACCCTTCCTGTGTCCATCCCTGAGGCTGATGTTTTAAACTCGCATCTGGGTTCTCCCTCATCCCCAGGTGGCTCAAACCTGGAAAAGGGAAGCCAATTGACGAACGGCTCGCCCTTAGCATTCGATCAAAAGACACAGCCTCCCAGTGGGATCCTACCGATGACTTCGGTTACGCCCTCAGCTCCGACGAGGGCCTTGTTAACCTTGGCGTCCCCTTCTGTGGTATCACCCCCACCGTTCCCGTCCGTGATGCTCGATCCGAAGTCACCGCCATCCGCGATCGTCTCTGCGTTAGCAAGTGCGTTGACCACAACCCCGTCACTGCTTGGTGGAGAGTCAGCGAGTGGGTCCGTTCACAACCCTCGTTTGATTCTTTGCGCCAACACTGGACCGACCCTTACGACTACCCCGACTGGGTCGACTCCCTCGAGCCCGCGTCTCGTCGCGTCCTGCAGCTCGAGTCTGACAACATCTTAGAGTATCCTATTGGTACTCGGTTGGCAGCTGCTAAGGATGAGAAACTCGTTACTCATCTTCAAGGGGTGTCCACTCCTTGTGCCGATCGGCTGGTTTCAGCTGTAGGCTTTTCTTCACATCAATACATCGGACCTACTGTGAAGGCAGCTGTCAACTCTCTAGCATCCGTTTTCTCTGAATCCCCATCTTCAGTTCTTGACACATCAACCCGTTTTCCATTCATCCCTTGTTTGCACCTTGATCGTGTGGTTTTGGGGGAGATTTTCCACACGGTTAATCAGGAGTACCCCTACTGGCGCAGCATGGACGCTAGTGCATTCGATGCCTGCGTCACTTCTCCTGCATGCAAATTCGAGCTCGAGTTTTCCCAGAGTTGTGGCGTTGACATGGCTTTTTCTGCTGCTATGTCTGAACAACCCCTCGCTTTTCTGCGAACTCGTCATCATGTTAGTTTTCGTCGTCGGCGAGCCGCGCGCAACTCTGGTGATTCTAACACATCCTCTGGTAACACTTTACTATCTGGGACGCATACTGCATATATTTATCGAGGATGTGACGTCAAGATTTTTGCTTTTTCTGACGACATAGCCATTGCTTCACGCGTCCCTTTTTCAAACTTGCTCCTTCACGACGGTTCTTACGCGACTCCCGATCGCGTTGTACATGAACATTCTCTCTACGGCTTCGAGATGAGAGTTCAAGATTCTGACATCTATGGCATTCAATTTCTATCTGCCAGGCCCGTTCCTGCTGTCGTCGACGAGTCAGAAACTTTCGTTCTTGAACCTCAGATTGGGAAATGCCTCCCGAAGCTTTTCTACTCTTCATCTTGGCTCGCGCACGCATACCCTTCTGCTTTCCTACATTCACTTGCAGACTCTGCAGGGTACGCATTCTCTGCCACCCCTCTCGTAAGCGAGTTTCTTGAACCAATCGCTGTTGGCCAGAAGCTCGACCGGGAGGAGTCGTGGAGTGAGTTACCGTATCTTATACGTAACTCGCGCTTTGGCAACCACAATATCATTCCTTCTTTCGCTTCTGAAGAAGCGCTTTTTT